AAATCTTTAGGCTTTGCTGTCGGCTGATTAAATTCATAAAACTTTCTAAATGTCAATAGGCCATATTGCACATGCTTTTCGTTCTTTGCCATGTGCCTTCTTTTAGGCTCGCATACATGCACAAACAAAGTTTTCTCCTTTGCAAATGCTTTGCCGCAGTAATCACATTTATAACTTAATTGCATCTATCTGTTTCTTATCCCAACCAAGACCTCTACAGTGATCTTTAATTTCTTTGTTATCTGATATTGCCGCCAATGCAGAAATATCTGCACTCTTCATGTTTGGAAATATCTTCTTTAAAAATTCTTCTTTTTTGTTCTTCTCTCTTTTGAGTCCTAGCCATTCATGTCTATGAATATTCTTTTCTTCTTGACCGCAACTACATGCAAGTTGCCATAGCAATTTATTATGCTTGTTTAACAGCAGGAAAAGGTTCTTATTAAAGCGTTCGTTGCCTAGCAGTACATAATGCTCCTTTAGTTCTCTAGACCCTTGTACGTTGCTTATATAGCGGTTAAGCGTGAAGTATACAACACTCTTACGTTGCTCTTCTGTAAGCTCGTCCCATATATGTTTTGCATTCATATCAACAGATGCAAGGATTTCATTTAGTTTTAATTTTGACATTCTAGTCCTTATTAACAATATCTGGTGTAATCATATCTATCGTATTTACTACTGTTTTACCTGCATATATGGCTGTACTAGCAGTAACATCTAAAACGGCTACTGTAGTTCCACATGCAGGAAGTAATAGAATTATGGCTACAAGTAAAAGTCTAATCATAGTTATATTGTACTATCTTATGCAAATAAATGCAAGAGTTTTTTATGATAACCTAGCCATTATGAAATAGTTCTTAACTGGTATATTTTTGCCAAGTTGTTTTGAATATTTGTTAAATTCTCTGTATTCTTCTTTGATTATTTCATAGCCCAAAGCCAAATGTTTCTGCCTCCACCAATCTGGTGTTTGCTGTATTAGGTGTGCATTTCGTCCATCTGGAAGTATAAGTTTGGCTGGCGCACAGCTAATTAAATGGTATATGTGTGTACTATGTTCTTTAATTTCTTCAAGTGTTTTATCTAAATGATTGGGCTCTATATGTTCTAAAACATCGGTTGAGAATATCAAATCAACTTTCTTTAGAGGAACATTAAATTTTGGATTAGCAGGATCGTAACCCATAATATCGATAGTGGGGTAGTTGTGTTTTAGAACATCAAGTAGTTGTCCTTTACCACAACCAAAATCAATCATAGATCTAATTGATTGTTTGGAAATAAATCTTTTTAGATATTCGGGTATTTTAGAACGCTTTCCAAACTTTGTTCCGCTATGTATAAGCGAAAGCATTTCTTGATATTCAGCTGATATCATTTGCTGTACTCACCACGATCAAAACTAATCTCTCTACACAGGGTTTGAATGTCCTGTATAAGAAATTCGACTTGTGTTTCATCTCGTGTTTCTTTAGGTGTGTCATACTTTAGTTTTCTTAACTCTTCAGACTTTCTATAGATGACTTCGACCTTGTTGCACATATCACTGATTTTGTGTAACATATAGTTTTCCTTTGCTGGTTGGTTTTCATAATCCTATATCGCTAGTATAAATTTCTTCCATCAACGGTTTCCAAGCAGCCGAATGATTAATATGTTCTATCATTTTGCTATCATCGGAATATTGTAAATCTGCATTTGATAGTATCGGTAAATTTTCTAAATGTGCTGGAACTAGTTCTTGTGCATTGTAAAAGAAACAGTTAGTGCTACTAGTATCAAATCCAAAATACGAGTAATTAAAATGTTCAAAGAAAAGTTTCCACTTCTGCAAACTACAACCTGATGTAGTTAACTTTCCTTTCCTAATTGTTTTCCATGGCATACTTGGCACATGAGGAAAACTTGCAGTAACGTTAGGACCGAACTGATCTGTAAACTCTACACAAACTGTTTTGGGTCTAAAACCTCCGTTTAAAAACAATTCGTGTGCAATAGCGTAGTCGAAACTATCAATATCTAAACTAAAAAAGTCGCAATTGTAAGGTACTTCTTTCATAAACTGTTGTGCATTGTGTGGGTAAACTTTAGATGCTATATGCTTAAACTTGTCTGTAAATCTTTCTTTACCTTTAGGATTTTCTCTTGCATCAACACCAACACCACTCCAATCTTTATCATATTGTAAGTAATTGGTCATGTTAGTGCCGCCATCGCCCCATCCAATCTCTAAAAATGTTTTGTCTGGATTTATAATAGAATTGGTCATCATTTCTATAATGCCATCTTCTCCATGCTGTGAATAGACTTGTTTTTCGTAGTGTAATTTATACATCAAAGTACTCCATGGGTTTTGTAGCGTTGTCTATTCCTTTTTCAAACAATCCGTCTATTTGTAATACTTGTTCACCGTTATTGTGTTCAGTGATACAGTTAGTCAATCCAAATCCTATACTGTTCATTAGTTCTATCATTTGTAATCCTGTTGGTGCTCCTTCGTTGTAAGGCTTAATTGCAAGTTCAAGTATAACATACTTTGCTTTGTCTAGCAATATTTTTCCTCCGTCAATAACATCTTTTTCTGCACCTTGTACATCAATTTTAATTAAGTGAAAATGTCTGTCTGACAATATATCATCTAATCTTCTTACAGGCACTTGCATGGTTATTAAATCTTTGCCTTGTATCTCTGGGTAAAAACTTGCGCCTTTGCCTGCAGGCTTTCTTTCAGAATAATAAAAATCTAGTTCGCCTTCTTCTTTGCCAAGCGCAACTATTTGGTACTCGTCAATATGTCCATTGGCTTGTTTTTTTCCTAGTTTTAATTCACAGTAAGGATTTGCTTCGATAGAATATATGTGTGCGTTACCAAATAACATTCTCATCTCTGTTGCAAATTGTCCTATGTTTGCACCTATGTCTAGAATGTGCGGGTGTGTACCCTTAGGCCAAACTACTAAATCTTGGATATTTTCAACAATAGGATGATCCATTAATGTTCTCCGAACTGAATGCCAAAGAAAAAACCTAATGCCAATGACAATGGTATAATAATTAATAAATCCATAAGCCAATGTAAAGCAATAGCAAGGGATACAATTTCTTTCCAATGTATTTTACATACATCTGCCCATTGCGTTACTTTACTAAACATTAATTTTCTCTCATCCCATTAAACACAGTCTTTTTTACTTTGCTGTTGTCCTCCGTAACAACGTCTAACAAATTAAATGGTAAGTCAAGTTTTTTAATTAATGATGCAAGAGCTTTTGTATCTTTAGGCAAACACATTCCGCCATAGCCACGTAGTTCAGGATAAACGTCTAAGTACATATCGATTGCTTTTCCTGTTTTAATATATGCATTCTTAATTGTATTGTAATCACAGTCTAACTTCTCACAAATTTCGTACATTACGTTAGCAAACGTTACCCTTACAGCAGCATATACGTTATTATAGTATTTAAGTACTTCTGCTTCATTAGGTGTTAAGTGTACTACATTCTGTGGTAATTCTCCGTGACAGTCAACCATTTTTCTATGTACCCAAATATCATGTGTACCTACTGCAAGTAGTTTATGATTGTTAAGGAAATCATCTAATGCACAACGTTCACGTAAAAACTCTGGAACAAAAGCAATTGTTAAGTTTTTATGTTTGTCAATCATGCTTTGTGTAAAGCCAGGTACTGCCGTACTTCTAATAGCAATAATACCTTTGTAATTAATTTCTGCAAGTTCATCTATTACACTTTCAATAATAGTTGTGTCGCAGTCTCCGTTATCCATGCTTGGTGTTGGTACACAAACAAATGTAATTTCTGTGTTGAATACATCTGTAATTTGTGTATCAAGTGTAATGTCGTGTCCAACAATTTCATGTCCAATGCTTTCAAATCCTGCTTTGTTTGCTGACCCTACTGTACCAAGTCCAATGATTCCTAGTTTCATAATAATGACTCCACTGTATGTTTTAATCCTACCTTTAATGGTGTGTAACTAAAGGTATCCGTTAATTTAAGTAATTTAGATGTATCGGGACAACGGCGCTTTGCACTGCCTATTGGTCCTGGCATTATTTCAAGTTTATTAGGATCTACATCCATAATGTCCATAATGATTTTTGCTACATCTGAAATTTTATTCTCTTCTTGCCTGCCTACATTTATAATTTCATTGCTATGCTTTTCTACTACTTCGTGTGTAAGTTTAACAGCGTCATCAATGTAACAGAAACTACGTGTATCATCGCCTTTAATATAGTACTCGCCTTTTGCAACACGCTCTACAAACTCACTAATAAAATGATCTTTTTGTCTAGGACCGTAAATGTTAAAGTAACGTATTACTAACCATTGTAGTCCTGAATTAGATACTAAATTTTCACCAAGTGCTTTAGGTATACTGTAACTCCATCTTGGATTTAAAATGTCTTCGAAATGAATAGGAACATTTTCGTCTGTTGGAACAGGATATATTTCTTTGTCAATTGCTCCATTAAATATTTCACATGTGCTAGTAAACACAAACTTTGTATCGGTTCCAATGTAATGTTCAATTAAATTAAATGTTGGAAGTGTATTATTAAATGCAACTTGTGTAGGAGTTTCGTAAAATAGTCTAGTACCATTTGTTGCTGCCATGTGTATCACTGTATCACATGCTGGCATTTGTTTAACAATATCAGTATCACAAAGATTCTGACCAGACACTAAGTCGTATGCAACTACATCATTACTATCTTTAATGTAATCATAGTAATGGCTTCCTATAAAGCCTTTGTGTCCAGTCAATACTATCTTCATTTAATTACGCCAATTTTCCAATTCTCTGCACAAGATTCAGCATATGCTTTGCTGTGACCAGTAACTGCTCTGCTCTCAATAAGTTCGCCGTTTTCAAACATGTCAACAACATAGACAGATTCTTCTCTTACGATAGCACTACGATTACTAACCATTTCTTGTATGAATTGTTTTTCAGACTTATTCTTAAGTCCGTTAAGTCCTTTCGTCGCCAATTTAATCACCTTTTTCCCTTCTTCATTCTTTTAATTGCACGAGCTAACTGCTCGTCTCTCTTTAATTTACGATCACCTTTGTAGTGTATAATATGGTGTTCAAGTGCTGCATTGAAATGATTTTTGCCAAGTTCTGGAAAGCGTATACGTGCAATATCATAGTTGTGTATCTTACCTTCTTTTTCCAGCCTTTCTCTTGCAGCATCAAATGCATGACAATCTAATTGCCCTGCGAGATCGTAAATTGTATCGTGTGTATAATATTCTTTCCATACATCAAAGAACTCTGTTGCATGTTTATGATTTAAATCAAATGCAAGGAATCCTGTTTCTGTATAGTGTGGTCTTCCAAGATAACTTGTGAATAACCCTTCTGGCAAAAATCCTTTTAAGTAGTCTTCACTGATACTACTATAAATTTCAGCATCGCTATCAATCCAATACAGTGTATCTACATCGGCATTATTTGCACAATGCCAAATACAATAACTTTTGTGACTGAACCTTACACCATCATAGATAAACTTACCAGGCACTCTATGTGCATTACGTTTTTTAAATTCTGTAAGTTCTGGTACTGACGGTTCTAACTTTCTAATAACAAAGTTAGCCGGAGGATTATCAATCTCAACGTTGTCTACATAGATGTAAACAGTGATATTAGGATCAACAAACTTTCTTACACTTTCTACAAAGTGTCTGCCATACTCGTGATACCCGTTATCACTAAATGTTGATACGATGCCAAGTTTTTTCATTATGTCTTAGTACCAACAGTTCTACGCACAATGTCGTCGTGGTTGAACTCTGCCCAGTATAGCTCAAATGCTACACCATCTTCAAGTCCTTCGAACTGATGGATCTTGCCGGGCTTCACTTGCGTAAAGTCTCCAGCTTCAAGAATAGTTTCGTCAACTAATCCTTTTTGTTCTCCGTCCTGCCAAACACGTATTAACATCTTGCCTGACTCAACAAAGAAGCCATTCCACTTAAATTGATGTTCGTGTTCAGAACACTTAAAACCTTTATTATATTCAATGCGGTGAAACTCTAGTACACCGTTTGCATGGACTAACTCTGTGTTACCCCAAATCTTTCCTGCTTTGATACCCATTTTATACTCCTAGATATTTTAATATACATACTTAATTATCAGAGTAAGATGCTCAATTCAACTTGTTCTGACTGTCTACTAATCTCTTTAACAAAGTAAACACATGGAGGATTTTCTTCATCGTGTAATGGTACTGACAATAATTGTCCATTTTTCATCTTTGGAAAATACCATCTTACATCTTGGTATATGTTTACTATTTCTACTGGTTGAAAGTCGGATCTGTAACCTTTAATTGGATTCATACAGAACGCTTCGAAGCCTCTTTCGTTAATACTTGTTAGTGGTAACACCTCTGGATCTGTAGCACAATCGCTATCTCCAATTAGCATACACCAATCCAAAGGCATTTGAATTTCGTATCCTCCGATATTCATTAGTATTGCTGGACTGTTAAAACTTTCTAAAAATATTAAAGGCATGAAGAAGAAGTCAGGATTACTTGGATCACTATTATCTAGTACACTAAACCTAGCGTCCTCCTCTACCTCTTCGGGCAGTTCGTTCAAATTGAACGCCTTATTATCTAATGTTAAAATTCTACTCATTTAGTTTTCCTTAGTTGTATTGACGTATTATAACATGTTTAGTACTTGAAGTCAAGAACTTAACTTTTCTTTTCGTTTTGTAATACTTTCAATTTTGCTTCTAGCTTGTCTATAATCTTACGGCTAACTTTTTCAGCTTCGCATACTCTTATACTTTCTTGTAACTTTAGTATTTCATCGTCTACCATTTGTCTAAATTTACTCCTGCTGTGTTAAACGTACCTTTTGTCTTACTTTTTTTATAATCGAAAGGAACAGATACGGCATATGGATCAGATAATTCATTGCCCACATATTTAAAGTTTTTATAAACTGTGGAAGGATTAACGTGATCGAAATACCTAACTACCCAGCTTTCTGCTTTATCAGCATATGCTTCGCATTCTTCGTAGGTACCGTATATTAGTTCTTTGTTGCCTAATTGAGCCTTTTCTATATTCATTAGTCTTGATTGTGTCTTGGATCTTGTTGTTGCTTGATCCACTCTGCTATTCTTTTTTGTTGTTCTTTAATTGTTTCTGATTGATCTTTTATAGACTTTTTCTGAAACTTTAGTTTATCACTTTGATGTTGTTGTTGTTGACTCATTGTACTCCCTGTACGCCTAGTTGTATTAAGAAGAATGATAACATCATAAACCCAAGCATTACTACTTGTACTAATGATGCAATGGCAACAAAATGAAGGGCTCTTTCAGCCCACCATTTGCCATCTGTTTCTTGCCATTGTTTTATTTCTTCTGGTGTTGCTTCTCTATATTTTGTCATGTATCTATTTTTGTTATTTGAAAAGGATATTTTGCTTCTCTGTAAAATTTCTTACGTTCTGTTAAGTGACGTTTTGCATATTTACAAGTTGAAGTTATATCCCATATTTGTACGAAATCTTTATCTTCTGCTTTACGTATTCCCCTACCGATACTTTGTATTACCCTAACAAAACTTTTACCAGGTTCAACAAGCACCAAGTTAAATATCCTAGGGATATTAATCCCGACAGCAGCCACACCATATGTAGCAATGATAACTTTTCCATCCGACGTTTTAATTTCGTCATACTCTTCCTTCCTATCTGCAAGTTTCATTTCGCCGGCAACAAAAACTGCTTCAGGTATTTGTTCTATTATTTTTTTACCTGTATCAATTCTGTTTACTAATACCAACGTATTACCAGTCAGTGAAAATTCTTTCACTTTAGATGATATCCATGATATTCTATCAGGATCTGTTACTAACCAAGTATACTCTTCTTGGTAGTTTCTAAATTCTTCGATGTTTTTTGTTTGTAAAATTTGTATATCTAGTTTTGCAAGTACATCTTTTTCTTGTAAGTCATGCGCAGTAACCTGATTAATAACTGGGCCTATGCCTGCAAGTATACCTTGAAATTCCCATGCTTGTTTAGGTACGGTACCTGTTAGTCCCCAACGTATAGGAGCATTTTTTAAATTTATTGTTAATAGTTTTTTAAGCACATCTGCTTTTGCTTGATGCACCTCGTCTATGATAACAGCATTAACGCCTTCTAGAAATTCTGCAAGTGTAAGAGCATCATCATACTTGCCTTTTTTATCTAATACATTAAGACTCTGCCATGTGCATACAGTATGCGTTTTTCCTAGCTCTTTTCTGTCGCCGAAGTATACGCCTACATCAAGTCCTAAGTTAATATAATCTTCTTCTGTTTGTACAACAAGACTCTTGTTAGGCACAATAATAATTGTACGTCCATAGGGTTCGCACAAATGGCTTAATGTTGCAGTTGTAATTGTTTTACCTGCACCAGTTGCTACTTCTTGTAAACTTTGTGGATTATCTAAAAATTTATTTACAACATCATATTGGTAGTCTCGCAGTACAATTGGCTGTCCTTCGAGTTGATGTCCTTTAGGCCAAACCTTACCTTTATCAGCCCAGTAATTTTCTGTAATTTTTTCAAACTTTAATTCAGTTGGTTGACGATTATCAATAACTTCTATTTCATATCCAGCGTTGTCTATGATCGGCAAAATTACATCTAAGTGTGCAAGATAACCTGATCCGCCAATACCAAAGAAACTAACAGTTCCGTCCCATCTACCTAATTTATATGCTGGCATGTGCCTTGCATAAGGTAAATCGTACTTCAACTTATTACAAATCTTTCGACGTGTTGCAACATCAAGTCCTTCACACTTAATGTTTACTTCGTCTTTAATAATCAGTTTACAGTTCAATCAATTCCTCCTGGACTGTTGGTGCTATATCACCAACGTATACAACACATGGATGATTCTTTAGCAAATGTCTTATCATAGTTTGCCCTCCGGCAAATAAATTATTACTAGCTAATATTGTAACATCTTTTTCTTCTTTGAACAACCACTTTGCAGGTTTTTGATTAAAAATTAAAAACTTAGCACCTTCAATTTTTCCTCCAAAACCATTATCTCTAACCCATGTATTCAAATGATCACCATCTGCATGTTTATTGGCTCTGAAGCATACTCTAAAATCACTCCTATCAAACCCGCAATTATCAATGGTATCGCATAATGTATATAACCAATTGTTTACATCACTTGTCCGATCTAGTATAACTGCAACCCTGCCATCAACTGTGTAACTTAATTTTAGGAAGTCTGCAACATCTTTAATCCAAAACTGATTAGTTTGTGAACTTGCAATCTTTTTAGTCCATTGATTATACTTTTTACTTTTACCAGTAAAAATATGACCCATACTTTTTGCTAAAACTAGATCAGCATCAACATTATTTGTTTTGTTTTTTCTGAAATATACTTCAGCACTAGGACTAGCATTGTTAAGCTCAACAGTACCTTCTTTAACTTTACTAGTTTTACTATACTCTTTTTCGTCCCAGTAAATTTCTTCAACTCTTTCAATAACATCTTCAAATTCGTGGTCAAACTCGAAGTCGTTAACTTTTAAGAACTCTTTGAGTAATACAAGATTGTAGTCATATAACGAAAGCGTTCTAACCTTTCTTTCTGGATCCCAACGATTTTCACTGTCTCTATTATATCGTATTTCTTTAATAAAATCGTCAAAGTCTGTTTTAAAATGGAAAGGGAATCTTAGTACAATCCTTTGTGTTTTGTCAACCTCTTCAACCCAAACTTTCTTACTAATATCAATAACACGAAACTCTCTTTTCCATTGAGGCATTTCCATATGATTACCGTAATCAATTTCATCTGAAACTGCTTTACGATATTTAAACAATATTTTTAGCACATATTGGGCTTGTTTTTCTGTAAAATGCTTACCTTGTGTAATAGAGTCATAAAAACTGTGTGCGGCAGAACGGTCTTGGTATTGCATGGAGTAAAATTTCCTCTCAAGCGTGTCCAAGAAATCTATGAATAGATCTTCTGTAAATGTATGGTGTCTCATACTATTATTATATAATAGAATGCCGCAAAGATCAAGAGTTAATTTGCGTTTTTAGGTAATTTTCTAATCTTTTTAGAGGCAGTCCTTGTTCTATTTCTTCTACCGTAAATTCAGTCCATGCATAATCATTTAGCCACTGTTCTCTGTCATGCAAAATAGGATCTTCAATAGTAGATAGACTAGACATACTAACATTGTATGCTAAACTTGAAGGTCCTGTGTACGCTGGTACACCATTTATGACGCTGTGAATACCTGGATTGCTTGACCAACTTATAGTTGCCCATACATCTTCGAATGACATGTCGAAATCGTCATACGTACCAGACACATGCACAGGGTGCTGTCTAGTAACGTTGGGTAAGTATGCTTCAATTAAGTCTAACTGGCATCTAGGATGCGGTCTAAACATAATCACTCTATCTGAATACTTTCTAATTTCAGTTACAGTGTCTGTTACCCACGAACTCATTGGCGGCATGCCTTTCCATTGCAAACTTTTATCATGTTGTCCACATAACAAAATGTGTCTACCTTCTTTACGCCACGGTTTTAAAAATAACCCAAGAGCATTGCGACGAGTATTATCATTATTATCACTCCCAAAATAAGCGTCCCGATTAATTCCATTCACTCCTACCTTCCATGTGGTTCCTCTTTTGATTCCACCGACCTCAAGTACGATGGTGGGTTTGGATTGATTCCATATACCTTGATTAGGCGCCATTCTACCATTAAACAGTACACTCCAAATAACATTAACGTCACTGTCAGTATCGGAATCAGTAACAGTGTGCCCGCAAGATACAATGCTACGTTCAAAAGCAGCAAAAATAGGTTTAGAATTAAGTGCGCCATATTGCTTCCACAGTTTGAATTTCATTATTGGTTCCAGTATGGTTCCGTTCTTGGTACAAGTAGGTCTGTACGTTTGCTTTTTCCAAGGGCTTTACGTCCTCCTTTAAGATGATCAAGGTATGCTCCCCACATTGAGTTAATTAATGGATGTCCTTCACCAGTAACAAGTCCTGCTGCCCAATCCCATTCGTACATTTTAATTCTTTGACGGACAACATCAAACACAAAACTATCATGCCATTCTGGCATTTGAAAAATACCGTCATTTTCTGCTTCATCATATACACGTTGAAACTCTTTCATAAATCTCTTGGTTTGTTTGTTACCTAGTGTAAGTGAATATAACCCACATTCACTAAATTTGCCTTTTCTACCAAGAAAACACACATCAAAGTTAGGTGGTGTTAATTCATTTAGTCTTTCGTATGTGATTGGACTATGACAAAACGTATCTGCATCCATCCACATCAATCTTTGTGTGTCACATACTGTTGCACAATGAAAAATACTGTAAACTTTATGTGCAAAGCGAATTGCGTCCCATTTAAATCCTTTTCCTGAGTCTCTTCTTTTACTTCTTATAGGATCTCCGCTTACATCACCGTTTGCTTTAGGTACATCTTTCCATGTATTCTTAAATGCTACAAGATTTGGTACTGACGAGTGTAAATCGTACAATATAATTCTATTATGGTCCTTAATTCGCGGATTACAGTCTTCTGCGTATACATGTAGCTTCACTTCTTCTGGCCAATTATCGATAAAACTGTCGATCATGCGTTGTCCGTACTGTTGTAAGCCTTTTGCGTGGAATGTTGTTACTACACTAATTGTCATTGGAAAAAATCTCCGTTTTTCTTGCAAGTCCAAACGTGAAAAGTGCCAGCCTGTGCAACTGCATTGTACTTATGTCTATAAAGATTAGCACTTTGTACTCTATCTATCACTTTCTCGTCTTGAATGAAAACATCTGGACTTGGATTACTTAAAATTGAACCCATATGGTCCAACACTTTTAATAAATCTCTATCTATAAAGATTGTTGTTATAGTTGGAACAAAACAATCCTTTAATTTTGACTTATATACAACATTTGCACGTCTTACTCTTGGTGCACCTTTGTCATATACAAAAACAGTGCCAAATAAATCAAATAATTCATCAAATACCCCAAGTCCTTGCCCTATAACTAAGCAATCAACAAAAGGTGTCTTAACTGCACTCTTTAAAATTCTTTTTGTTGTCTTTGACACACTATCTTCCTTGTTGTAAAGGTATTACCTTGCCACTTTTACCACTAAATTTCTCATACGGACCGTCGCCTAAATATCTACCCATATGATTTTTAGCAGGAGCCATAAATCCTGTCTTCGGAGCCATAATCATGACTCTTTTTGACTTCATGTACACTTGGTCGTAGTTTCTTTCTAAGAAAAAGTTAACTGCTGTGTCTACATCGTTATTAATCTCAAAACATACCCAAGGATTTTGCTCTTCGATGACTTTTTCCATGCCTAAAATTGCAGGAAGTTCATAACCTTGTACATCAATTTTAATTAATGAAATATTTTTAAGATTTTCGTCATCTAATCTCTTTACTTGCACCGTATAAAAGTCAGGTGACTCCCACATTGCAATTTTACTGTCTCCGCAGTTCTTAATACCGTCATGAAACTGTACAACGACTTCTTTATCACCAAGTGCTGAATCTCTAACTTCAACATTTGCAGCATCACCTAAATTCTTTATTAAACATTCATGAACTCTTGTACTAGGTTCATAAGATACAATTTTCTGAAAATGTTTTTTCATATCCATTGACCAAACACCTACATTTGCTCCTACATCTACAAATGTTTGCTTCAAAGGTATAGTATCAATGATCCTTTGCCTAATTTTTCTTTCATAGTTGGGGTTAGACATGTCGGTATCTTCTTGAATATGTCTTGTCATTTTAACTTCGTTGTCTGGCATGTACCAGCCGTTGTCTAACTGTATCATAAGTATCTCCTAAAGTGTCGCCATGCCTCACCTGAGGCTAATTCTTCAAAGTTCCAATGACACATTGCTAACTTTTGCACCCAATCTTCTCTATCAAAAAGTTTAGGATCGTTTATTCTTTTTATTTTTGTATTAGATACTTCGTGACTTTGACTGTGTTCAGGTTGTGGGTCTGTTAAGAACACAGGCACGCCTTCGATAGCACTAACTACACTCGGACTACTATTATATAGCACAGTTGCCCAAGCACCTTGTAAATCTTGTAATATACTGGGGTTACTGCTTAAAAACACGTCTTTGTGTTGTGGGAAGTATCTAGTTTTTTTATCTCCTGGATGACCTCTAACAATTATTGGTCTATCCGTAATCTCTCTTAGTGTTGCAATAGTATCGTTTGCCCATTGTACGCTGTTATACCCACGCATACTCCACCCACCGTTACGTTGCAAACAAACTAGAATATGATTACCACTTGTTCTCCATGGTTTCATTTGTATACCTAGTTTGCTACTAATTTTTGTCCATCTGTTAGGATCAACATCTGTATCAAAGTAAAATCCTGTTGTAGGGAACACGCCGTTGAAACTGTATCTTAAATAACGATTTACATTTCCGCTATCGTATGCTAAGAATAAGTTACTGTCTACAATTAATGCTTTTTTACCGTTATTAACTTGTTGTTCAACTGCATTTCTTCTTAAAACTAAATGAGGTGCAGTTTTTCCATGCTCGTGTACAAAGCCTTGTATAAGTGCAACATCAGCATTTGGTACAACTTGCATTGCTGTTTGTGCAACAGCAGTGTCGCCAGAATTTCGTACCCCAGTTAAAAAATTATCTAGGATCATAGGTTTCTCTAGATTATTATTATGTGGCGGAATACCCCCGTAATATGCTACTGCTACTGTCATGGTAGTCTCTTTACGTTCTTAACTGCTACGCCATTCATAAGCTCTTCTTTTGTATATTGAGAATATGAAAGCATACACAACCAAGAACCTAAGTTGCCTCGGAACAAATCGTTAATATCAGAAAGTTTATTACGTGTAACTGGATTAGTAATATGTGTATCTAGTGTAATTGCAGGAACTCCAGCCCAAATTGCTTCTGTTGCTGCATTACTATTGATGTTTACTACACAGTAATAATCGTCATTTAAGAGCTCTTTATGTAAGTTACTTCTCTGCTTTTTAGGTGCCTTAGATCTAAATCTAATGCGCTTGTCAGTATACTTGCGTAACTCTTTTGCTACATCATACTTCCAAGTTTTTAAATCTACATGCATAATACTTGCTGCAAAAGGCCCAGGTTCAATTACGTAAATAATTTCGCCACCTTTCCTCCAAGGTTTAGGAAACTTTTTAAAATTGCCTAATCTATCCGAAGGTGCATCAAATGACTTGCCATAGTGTAAATGACTACGAACAACTCTATGCCATACTTTGTTTGTTTCTAAAAAGTTAGTATATCCACTGTCAATAAACCAAAAAGGATAGTTGTTATCAATTTTTCCAACAAGTAAATCTTCGTTACCTACAGTGTTTCTAATTAAACAATCTTCTTGTAAACTTGTAAAATCTCTTCTACGAATGTAAGTATTATCTTTACCGTCGCCTACCCATTGCCCTGTACCTTTTACAAAGTTTTTATAGCGAGACTTTTTGTATGATTCAAATATATTTTCTATACCAAATGCATCAATGAAATATTCTATATTATTATGGATAGCATCAAAGTAAGCATTACGTATGTGACCTTTATTGGTATTAATTACATCCACCCATTCATCTAAATCTCTACGCACAGCCTTGAACAATTTGTCTTTAAACTTTTTCTTTTCTTCTGGTTCAAGTTTTCGAGTAGGGTCTTTCCACTTAGACTTTTTACTAATATGGTCTTGAATGTATGTTGCTGTATACCTATCTTGAATATTAAACTTATAAAGTTCTTCGGGAACAGGTACTAGCGATAACAAATAGTTTGCAATCTCTTTGTCATTCATTAACAGTTTCATTAAGAGTATTTCTCCACTAGTTTATATGCACGGCCCTGTTCTACTTCATCAAATGTAAATTGTCCATAGGCTAAACTATGACAGTGCTGTAATATTTTATCTGTTTCAGGTCTGTACGGATTACTAAGCTGACTCAGATCGGTTGAGGCTAACGGTGATGCTGCACAAGGTACACTTACAAATGCAGGTACACCGTATAGGACTGATTCTAGTGCAGCCATGCTGTTCATTGCAACAGTAGCATATACACCAGATTCAAATGCGTCATAAATTGAGTACTCAAAGTTACGCTCTGTGCGTGATCCTTTTATTCGTACTTCAATAGGTAGATCGCAATACTGTTTAATTTTCTTTGTAGTTTGCTTGACCCATTTATCATAATCAATATCGTACCAAACACATGCTTTAGGATTAGGCATTACTAAAAGAATCTTTTTATCGTAGTTCTTCCAACCTTTCCATATTAGTCTTGGATCATGTTCAACTAGCATGTTCCATCTGTCATACGGTATATCGGGTCTAAATGTAGAAAGTTGATTTTCGTTTTTAACAATACGGTGCCATTTCTTTCCACCTTTCTTGTTACCTGGACTGGGAAAATTTCCGAAGTACCCTGTATCAATGTACCAGTAATCTCTATTTTCTTTTACACAATTATCAGCGTGATGCTTTTTAATTACCCCTCTGATAACCATTGGTTTGTCTAACACAGCTGAATCAACTGTTAACCTGTGCTTTGATCCTTCTACCAATATTTCTTCAGGAGATAATTTATCCATTAAAGGTTAACCTTAAATTTCATCATCTCAAATAATTCTCTTTTCCATTGCTTATGATATGTGCATCTACGATAGTTTTCAAACCACGGTCCGCCTTCTGTATAATGAATTGCTTTTGGTTTGCTGTCTTCTGTTTCATCATACCAGTCAACTAACCAATTCCATTCTTTACCTAGCTCGCCAATTTCACTATCATCTAACCAACTAAATCTGTGTAAGTATGCTCCTGTAATATCAGGATCGTTTACAAGATCCATTGTAATTTTTTTGTTACTAGGATGTCCACAGTTGTATAAAATTACACTTGACCAGTTTTTACGTGGATATATTGTTTGTTTTTGTCCGTCCATCTTTACACCTTCTTTAGGTGTATAATCATGTTGTACACACATAACTGCATACTTGTCATCTGCTTGGTCAAATAATTCTTTTATATCTGTTAAGAAAATAATGTCACTATCACAAAACAATGCCCATCCATCAAAGTTTGTAAGCTCTGGTACTAGGAAGCGTGTAAAAGTAAATTCTGTTGATGCTAGTTTATCTACAGGTCGATGATACCAACCTTGTTCTCTTAATTCATTTTGTTTTAACGGTGTTACTGATACGTTTTCATTTCTTGTTAAGATACTATGTCTGCAAACTTGATATGCAATATCTTCTCTAGTGTCGTATCCTACGAATACTTTTAAGTCCATTGTTCCTCCAAACACGCTCTTGCTCTTCCTGTGCGTAACTCACTATCGTGAAATTGACCTGCTGCTAAATGACAGCCCCAAGCAAACAATTTATCACTGCTTGGGTAATACGGTGCTTCTATTAATGATAAGTCTTGTAGTCCGACTGGGTTTGCTGCACTAACAGGCGCTAACGTAAACACCGGAATACCCTGAAATACACTCTCAACTGCTGCATTACTATTAAATGTAACAAGAGCGTACACATCGTCGTCTAAGGCTTCTTCTAGCGTGTTATGTAGCATTCTATCTGCTCTTTGTTTATTACGTTGCCTAATTTCAATAGGCCTGTCAGTATGTTGTTTAAGTGTGTTAACAGTTTCTGATAACCACTCTTCTAAATCAAGATCATAAAACTTCATAGGCTTTTCGTCTGGCGCAGCAATAAGAATCTTTCTACCTTTCTTATTCCACGGCTTAAACTTTTTACCAAAGCCTTCGAATCTGCTTGAAGGGCGATCAATAAGTTTATTATGTTGAAGATTGTTCTTTACAATACGATGCCAAAACTTCCAACCATTAGGGTTACTAGGAGTTACTTCGTTACCAAAGTATCCTGTATCCATATAATAAAAATCTCTACCATCTTCCCAACATTTATGCATCCATTTCTTTTTTAAGATACCTCGTAACACAATAGGATCTTCTGAAGCATCATAATTAAACGTATTAGAATCCTCAACAGGTGCACCGCACCCTCGAGCGAAACGATTTATATAGGGGTCTTTTTTACCCTTGCTTACAAAAATCCAATTAGTCACGTCTTTCGATATCCTCTTCTATACAGGCTTCCCCGTATTGAACTTCTAGTATGTGTGTTAAATCATCTGTGGGGTTACTTGCTTTATGCCAAGTACCTACTGAAATATCATATCCTTTTGTTAAGGGTAAAAGCTCTACAGTATCACTAATGTTGTTCCACTCTGTTTGCATTTTAACTTTGCCTTTTAGTACATACCAATGTTCTGATCTTTGAAAGTGTCTTTGATCAGAAAGACATGCACCTGGCTCAATTACTAATTCTTTAATTTTAAAATTGTTTTCAGGTTGATGATCTAATACTCTATACCAACCCCATTTGCGTTTTGTTTTAGGTGTTTTCCATTCTCCTAAAATCCAACTACTTGAATTCTTTTTATCTGTACCACCAACACCAAATTGAAATTCTACTCTATTGTTGTCAGTAAACTTTTCTACTTCTGGTGAATTGCCTTCACCTCTATCTCCACCGTTAGCAAATACTATTCTGTCATGCATTGTTTCAGATGTTTTAAGTGCTACGTCTATCGCACCACATGCCGATCCTTCCTTATCATCTTCAAATGTAATAACATTATCTACTACAGCAAGTTCTTTAATAATAGCAATTCTTTCTTCAACGGGCATAAAAGGCATGCCCTTTTTATTTGTTAACCATTCGTCACTGTTAACACCAACCCATAACTCGTTACCAAGTTCTTTGGCTGCTTTAAAGTAGGCAATATGCCCGGAATGTAAGGGGTCAAACCCGCCTGTAACTAGTACGATTCTTTTCATACTAGTATTTATATGCGCAGTTTATGTAAAGAAAATTAAATGGTTGCGTCGTCTAAACCAGCTGTTCTTAGTTTAACGATATTAGATACTTGCCATTGTTTAATGTCTAGTCCTTTGATAATTCCTAGCCATTTATTACGTAATAATGCAAACTCGTTAATAATTTTTTCAAAGTCTACAACATCAGCTTCGCCATCTACAAATTTTTCAGCATCTCTAGAACTTAATTGACGTTGATAATTTTCAACATATTTTCTAAAGTGTGTACTACGTAAACGGCGAAGCTCAATGTTTAAATATTCGAGTATTGCTTCGATCTCTTGTAACTGTCCAAATCTAGTTTCTACAATTGCAGGCATTTGTGCTGATGCTTTTTCAAGACGCCCAACAACATTTGTCTCTTTTTTAGCCTGTAATAATTCTGCTTCGTAGTACTGCACAGCGGCAGGTATCTTCGAAATATCTTTAGAAACTTGATCGTACCAGTTCATTTAATCCTCATCATCCCAAATTGCATCTTCGACGTCTTCATCGTAATTAGTGTCGCCGTCATCTTCGTCCTCAGTTACATACTCAATTGCAGTATCTAAGTATGTGTCAATACCAAAGAGTTCATTGATTGCAATTTCAGATACTCCGTGGTCTACTAGTGCAGTAACAAAACCTTTTGCTACTTCTTGTTTTTCCTTTTCAGGAACATGTTCTGACACTACGTTCCAAATGTCAGCAATTAGATCAGATTGCATAGATTTCTACTCCGTTATTCAGTTGGTTGTTCTTCGTAAACTTCCTCATCGACTACTTCGACAGGAGTCTCTATTACAGGTGTATTTATGATATCATCCATAATTATCTGTAACTTATCTCCAGTCCATGCTTTTCGATATTCTAGCATAACTTCGCCAGTTGACGGACTTGTATACTCAAGTCTATTACCTGACTTTTTAAGATATCCTTTTGCTTCGAATAACTCAATCAATCCACTATGCGGATCCATGCCTGTTTCATATGGTATTTCAACTTGTACACTTTCGAACGGTTTATTGTAACGTGTTTTCATTACCTTACACGCCGCTCTAATACCATGTACTTGTGAAGTTTTATTACCGTCTGCATCTACTTTAAGTTTAAGTTTCTTAATAGCTACAACAATACTAGAAGCATATACAAACCCTTGTCCACCGCTGATCTTATCGTCTGGATCAAACATATCTTGTGATGCATATGTGTGATTAGTACATACCATACCTACGTTATAACTACCAATCATGTTAACTGTGTTACGAACAAGTGCAGTCAATGCCTTAGGCTTACGACCCATATCACCTTTCATATCACCTTTTTGGAACTGGTCAACGTCTGTAGGTGTTAGTAACATACCTAACGAATCAATTACAAATAATACTTTAGGACGTTCTTCTTCTGCCATATCACGATATTCTTTCATAAATTCTGATACTGTTCTAGCAACATCATCAATCATGCTCATGTTAAGTTTAAGAAGTTTTTCTTCTGAAGTATCTACGTCAAGTGCTTGTAGCCACGCTTCGTCAAGTGCGTTCTCTGAGTCAACTAATACTACAAAGATGCCTTGTTCCTGTGCAGCCTTTACAATATTTGCTGAACAGAAGTAACTCTTACCACTACCTGATTCACCTGCAAACACTGTTACCTTACCAAGCGGAACACCTTTATTAAAGTCGCCACTTACAAGATAGTTTAGTGCAAAGTTTCCTGTGCTGACCCAATCAGTTGGATCATTAAAGCCAATACCAAGGCCGTCAATGCTCTTAGTGATTGTCTTTCTGAATTTACTTATGTCAAATGCTTTTGCCATTTTTACCTTTCCTATGTGTTAGAGTGTAGTGTAGAAGATCTCGCTGGATACCGAAAGGAGATTTTAGCCGGAACTTCCACATACACAATTAATTAACTAGCGTTTCTGCTTCTAATCATTGCAAGAATATCTTGCGCTCTGTTAGAACCATCGCCTTCACTTGCCGCAGCCTCTTGTGCTGTTGCAGTTGCAGCCGCTGGTGCCGCTTCTGCTACTGGTGCTGCCGGAGCCGCTTCAGGTGCAGGAGTTGCTGCTGGTGCTGGTGTTGCTGGTGTTGATGGAGTATATGCCTTGTTAGGATCTCCAGTACGTGACGCCATACCTGCTGGCTTAAAGTACTGACCCCAACGGTCCATATCATATGCCTCACCGTCTACTGACGCTTCGAACATCTCTTTCATAACCTTTAACTCAACCTCACCAGGTTTCTTTGGAAGGAAATCTGACATGTTGTAAAGACCATGCGTTTCGATTGCTGCCTTTTCAGTATCACTTAATGCACGTTCTTTACGTGACCAAGATGATGTAGAATAGTCTGCATAGCCGCCTTTAGAAGTTTTCTTAACTCTAAAGTCAACGCCACGCATATAGTCTGTTGGCAGTTCTTCAAGTTCAGGATCCATTAATGCACCTTTAATGATCTGGAAGATCTGTGGTCCAATAATAAATCTACGGATTGGGTTTTCCGGAGAACTTTCTTCGTTTAACGGGTCTTCAGTAACAAACCCTTGGAATACATATGAACGTTTTTTCCAATACTTACGTCCCATATCTTCTAAAGATTTATCTTTGAACCATGGTCGAACTTCTGTTAAGATCGGACATGGTGTGCCGTCGTTATACATTTCCATACATGGAACTTGTACAATTACCTGACGTGAGTCAGTGTCGCCTTTTACTCCAGCAAACGGAAGTTTAATCATTGCACGTTCTGCCCAAAAGAACGTATTAGATTGATCGCTGTCAGGTAAGAAACGAATTACTGCTTCTTTGCCTTCTTGCATATTCCAATGTGGGTAAATTGCGTTGTCTCCACCGGAAGAATTTCCAGTGTTACGATTGTTGGACTCTTGTAGTTTAGCCCTTATTTCTGCGAGTGATGCCATTTGTGCCTCCTATAGCCTTGTTATATGTTTTCACTTTCATGCCTAAGCATACGTATTATTATATGCTCTTTTATTTAGCCCGTCAACTGTTATTTTAACTAAAAGTGGTTTCATTCAGCCAAAAAGAAAGGAGACCGAAGTCTCCCTACTTAAATTATAACTTTGTGTTGTTATAGTGCCTTGTGCAATTGAGCAACTAGCTTTGCTTTAGTCAGCCTTCTATCTAATTCAATGCCGTTATCTCTGCCTAATTCTTCTAACTTAACTTTTGTCATTTTTGATAACTCAGCTTTAGTTACTTTCTTAGCTTTTGCTGGGGCCTTTTCTTTCACTTCGTCCTTTAGTACCAAAGGTTCTACTGGTGAAGTGAACAGCTTTTTAATCCAGTTAAACATATTCTTCTCCGTTAATGAGTATTATTTAAGTCTTTTAGTAAGCGCCAGCTAAGGTTTTGATTCTTTCGAGTTCTTCGAGTTCTTCTGCCCCTTGCTCTTGTGCCGGTGCCATTCGTTCTACCATCTTACGAGCAACTTGTCCTGCATGTTCGCCGAACTTCTTGTCTACCATAGTAGCAACGCCTTCTGGACCTTTTGGAAATGTGCCACTATTTTTATCGTACATACTTACAATAAATTGTGCTACTTCGTTAATATCATATGACTTACCGTCTACTTTGAATTCTTTTTTGCCTGCTTTCTTAGCTTTGTCTAGTTCGCCGGAAAACTTGTTTCCTTCGCCAAAATCTGGCTCATCTTGTTTTTCAATATGATTGCCTTCGTCATCAAAGTCTGTGTCAACCATATCAATTGCAAACATAGCATCAGCTGCGTCATACTTGCCGTTTCTAATTGCATCTTTAACTTTGTCTTTTGGCATTTTTAATTTTTGATCTTCGTCTGTAAAGTCACCTAAAATTTCTTCAGCACCAATTAACGCATCACTTACTCTACCTTCTTGTTGCGTTCCTTCGTGTTGTTTATGATCTGCATTATCGTACATTTCTTGTGCGTCCTCCTGACAAGCTGCCATTAACTCGTCCATGTCTTGCATTTCAAGATACATGTCAGCATCAAAACCTAATTTACTGTTACCATCCATTTGGCAGTCTAGTGATATTGATTTAGGATCAACTATAATGTTTGCTGGACCATCTTCGTTTTCAATTTTTGCTTTATACGATACAGTGCAAGGTGTCATTTCGCCGTCATCGCCTGTTCCATCCCATTGAAACTCGCCTTCGAACTCGTCTGGCATAAAGCCTTCCATTGGTGGCTCAGATTGATCAGCACTTACTGCTGGTTCATCTGCCATATCACCAAAGTCTAATGATTCTAATTGCTCAGGTGCATTTTCTTCAACCCATGCTTTAACTAATGGGCGAGCATCTCCGTTAGGATCTTCTTTTGCCTTCATTTTAATATCGTTAAACAGTCTGTTGTCTTCGATAATACCTTTTAAACTTTGAATAGCATTTGTGCCATCTACGCCTACTGGAAAGTCTTGGTTTACTAATTCATTTAGACTTGCAACTGCCTCTTTAATTTCTTCGTCGCTACCTGTTGTAAGAGGTGAATCTTCACCTAGTGCCATTGCCCAATTTTCAAATGCTGCAAACGGATCACTTGCTTCGTCCATATCATGTATGCCATTACCATTGTTATCAACCCAATGACTACCATTTTCATCGTGTGAGTCATGCTCACAATCAGTTGTAGGTTTGTGCATTACATCATTACAATCTTTACAGTGATATTTGTCTGATTCGTTTTTTGTCATTTCGACTATGTCGTCATAGCCTACAATTTCATCTTCTTTCATTAGTCTATATAGTACTGGAAATACTGATGTTAAATCTTCTTTGAAATTTCTAATAGTGAATTGATCTTTAAACTGTTCCATTACATCATCTGGTACTTCCATTGCCTCTGGTGCCTGGAAACCTTCTACGTATGATTCATAGTGAGGTTGTTTAGCTATTTTTGCAATTCTTTCTCTTAAACTATCAAGCTGGCCTTTGCTACGTTCAACAACTGAATTTGTGTCGGAGTTCATTAAGTCGTTACGTACAACATAGCCTGTGAAACTTTTTAATTGTGCAATTTCTTCACTCATTTTAATAATGCTTTCACCAATTGCATCGTATGGAGCACCACCATTTGCAACGTGTCTTTGCATAGCTCTTGCGCCTGCTAAGTGAATAAAAGGATATTTAAATCTTTCACCTTGTGAGTTTTCAACAAATAAAGCAGCAATATTTCTTGATCTATCACCTGGCTTCATTTCTGTATCATCAGCAAGTGTTTTACTATGCTTGATGATTAATCTTGTATCTTCCAGCTTTTGGAAGCTCTGTTTCTTAGTCCCGTATAAGGTGCTCTCGTTCATTTTATTCTCTCCGACTGGTTTTACTATTGTGTCATTATCCGCTTGTGGGTTTGAGTATTGACTTAGGAATGCATAATCCCTTTGGTCTAGATTGTCTTTAGCAATGTCTCTAGTATCAAATGCTAGTAGTCGACGCTTACTAAACTTTCTTAATTCTTTTAGAAATCCGTACCAATTGTCTTTTTGTGGATCATCCATGCCTTCAGTAATACCATTTGAAAAGTATACTTTCATTGAATTTGGTTCAGCAAGGCTAATACTCACGTGTCCAATATTCTTATCACCTTCATTATAATCAAAGTCAAAGAATCTGGCCTGCTCCGGGTTGATAGTAATTGACCCAGCGTCATCTCCTAATTTTAAACCTTTAAATCTACTTCTAATTTTATAGAACAGATCGGTTGCTATGTTGTTAGTTGCGTCCATATAACTATTTATCAAAATCCTGTACTTACGAAGATCGGCATTGGGAACTGATCTTCTGTCATTCTTTCCGTCATTTTATCGTATATTTTAGGATCCCAGTCAGATAATACATTGGCCATGCGTACAATTAATAATGTTGCAGCCACTAAATCGTCGTGTTCACCTGTTTTTGCACCGTACCCAACACCATGTGCTACGAATGTTTTTAGCTCTGATATGAGCGGTTTACTGTGTATTTTCATCTTATTCTTTTCTAATAAGTTTTTAAATCCGCTACATGCAGTAATCTTTGTTTTGTGTGTTGTGTTAAATCCTTTTCTATAACGTCTAACATGTCCTTTTCTCATAGGCTCACTTAAGAATAATCCGTTAAAGTTTTCTTCACCTATATCTGCAATAACAACTAATGCTGCTTCACCGATTGTATTATTCTCTACACTATAATATATTGTAGGACTTGCATTTCCGCCTGCTTCGCATTCTGTTTGGATGTACTGTAAAATTTCTCTTAGTGTTCTTATTTGCTGTTGTATTGGAGTTAAGTTATGTCTCCATTCTCCTACTTGTTCCATGCTAGGCATTTCAAATATTTGAATAGCACCATAGTCGCCGCCTGTACCTAAACTTGGATCCATACTTACTAGATATGTTGCTTTAGGATTAATTTTCTTATACCAGCGTGTTTGACCAGTATTCATGATAGGCTCTGATCCTTCTAGTTCTGCTAACTTAACACTATTAATAAGTGTTTCATCAAAGATTAAGAATTCACAATCAAACTCACGTCTAAAACGTTCGTCACCGATCTTTGCTTTTTCTTCTGCTGCCCAGGCCTCATCTCTATCTGGATGATCAACCCATGGAGCAAAATAAGGATAGAATCCGTTAGTGCCTACACCCAAATCGTTACCGTGATCGTCAAACTTTTTATTTGCTTCTGTCCAAATCATAGCAAACTGATCTTCATCTGAGTTTGGTGTACTTGTAACAATAGCTTTACCACCTGTTGACAGTGTAGGAGAAAGTGCAGTCCAAAACTCTTTGGCTTTTTCCGGAGGTTGCACAAATGCAAACTCATCACAGTATATTAATGAAAGTGATTTACCACGTCCAGTATCTTCTGTTGTAGTAGTTGCTTGTATTCTACTACCGTTATCAAATTCAATTGTGTTTCTGTT